AGAACGTTATGAACTAAAGAAAATGCATTTTAGAGCCTTACAATGTGAGTTAGCCTCAATAGGTAAAACAGCATTAGACGGACATGTTAAAGAACAGCCTAACAAACAGCATGATATTGATATGGATCCCATACTTAAGCCTCAGAGTGGCATAGTGTCCGAAGACGATGAACCGTCACCGGTACCGAGATTAAGGAGACCTAAAAGACGTAAGACGCCTCTTATGCAAGATTCTCCCGAGTTGATCAGAGCAACACAGATAATGAATCAGTATGACAGTTATGAACTTGGAACGATGCTACAGTACTTATGTACTAATGATCCTAATATAAACATGGGATCTATAGAGAAAACTCTGCAGGCCTTTTTATATAGATACGGAGAAGTCTTTGATGAACTATTTGGAGACAACCTTCCCGAACCTGAGGCCGTTAAAGCTTTCGCTAAGGATATTAGAGAGGAGGTCTACGAAGATGAACTTCAAGTGTCTTCTTTATTGACTAGAATCTCAAACTGGTTCACCGAAGTTACCGGGAGATGTCATTTGTGGTTAGAGGAAAACTTTCCTTTTACAGTTGGTCTTCTAGGTTTCTTCGCTACTTGTCCTCCTTTGGCTTGGATAACGGTGTTAGCTACTGCTGTATTTGCTCTAACCGGAGTTGTGCAGATATGCACTCTTATAGCGAAGTGCTTCGACCAAACTTTCGACACTGAATACTTTACTGAACCCCACAGCGTTCACAAGGATACTGATAGGCTGAAGATTGAACGGAATTCTCAGAAGATAAAGTTTTCAGCTAGTAAGATAACTCCCCAGTTAGGAAGAGATCCTAATGGTGTGGATGTTATATCATCTGTATTGGCTACAAATGCCTATGAAGTCATTATGGTTTCGGCAGGAAAGGAGAAAAAGATTGGGTTTGCGTTGGCTATAGTGGATAGAGTGTTCATTATGCCTTACCATTTTGTAACCCATGTCGCAGCTTACGCCCAGAAGAATGACATAACTATGAAGTTTATCAGGAAGAACAAAGGACATCCCATTATTTGTGAATTGGACGTTAGTGTATTTCTAATGGCCCATAGAGAATCTCATCTTATAACGAATGACATTGTCACTCTCAAAATGCCCAAGAATTTTAATCAACATAGGGATATTAGAAAATATTTCTGTACCGAGAATACAGTTTCTAGAATGCAAGGAGATATTGACATTACTCTAAATTTCCCTCTAGTGGACAATAGGAGTACGGCTCATGTTACAGGTTATTTTGATGATAATGTCAAAGTTAAAG